ATTTACCCGCCGCATGTTCTGCGACATCCATTTTGTTTTGTGATTGTTGATTATCCACTGCGGCGTCGAGCGTAGCCGTATGTGTATCTGCTGCTGCCTGCATTTTTGTCGTTTCTGCTTCATGAATCATTTTAATGGCCTCAGAACTCGTGTCAGCTTTTTGCTGAGCAGTGAGCTTAGCCAAATTCACGACCAATTGTGCCTTGAGAATCTCCATTTCATTCTCAAATTTCTGCTGGGCGAGCATCTTTTGCTGCTGGATGCTCTCCAAGTATGCCTGATGATCTGCTTGCGCGCGTTCCAACTCCATAGTCTGCTTAGCCTGCGTATTTTGCGCATCAACCTTCGCTTGTTCTTGCAAAATTTGTATCTTAGCTTGACTCTCTGCTTGGATGGCTATGAGTTTGGGATCTGGCTTCTCCTGCTTCGGCTGTTGTGACTGAACCGTCGCGGCTTTGACAGCCTGATCCATAATACCCTGAATTTCTTGAGCACCTTTGAACCCTGCGAGACCCCAACGGAGCAATTGGAGCAGTAACGGGAGCGCACCTTGGTCCATTTCAATCAGAGGTTGCGCTGATTGCATAAATTGACTGATTGCCATTAGGAAATCAGTCCTATCCTGCTTCATTTGGGCGTAATCAGCCATTGCCATGGACTCTGGCTGTACCCGAATGCGAAACTGGACACTATCGTCCCTTTGCATGAACGCGATGGCCTGCTGAGCCTGCGCACCATCCATCGTCATCATAATATTGGACTGTTTGATGATATTTTCGGGGCTGAAATGTTTGCAGATTATTTCAGCCTTCAAATTTTGCAGCGTGGCGACCCACATGGCAAATTCATTTTGAAGTTTCTGTATACGGACTGAGGCAAAGAGGGTCTTAGTCTTGGTTTCCTCGGCAGAGGTGTAGGCTTGCTGGGATGCACCCCTGAGAATATCCGCCATACCCGTCAATTCATAGAGTTGCTGGATCTTACCCTGCTGCAAAGCCGTCAGTTTCTCAATGACATTGGTAACAGCCTCAACTGGGAGCCAGTCAATCGTGCCTTCCAGGCCGCCTTTTTCTGCAAACATCGCCCAATTGTCCACGGGGATAAGTTGATTCTCTACTCCCTCTTGGAATAGTCTCTTAACCTCATCATTGCTCTTATCGTAGACACCAACGAGCTTACAAGCCTCTGTGAGGCGAGAGATACGCTGTTGGAGCACGTCTACAGCCGAATATAAATCCTGTGCCATCGCATAATCTGACTTAGGCATGTACCGATTCGTAGTCGTATTAGCAATCATTGGCGGTGCGTCCGGCCAGAATTGCCTCAATTCCAGAGGATCATCCTTGGAGTCCAGAATTTGATCAAAATTCTCGACAAACCAGTAGACTTTCTTGTCATCCTTATTCCAAATTTCCCAGATCTCAGCTTGGGGGACGACCATTTTCGTGTCATCCTTAGTCTTATCCCCCTTCTCAAAGGGACCTTTACTCGTTAACGGGATTTTATCGATGTCTAAGCCTGGCGCGGCACCCTCTTCGTCCTCTGGATCCTCGTCATCGACACCGTCGTCAGGTCCAAAGCGTGTTTGAAGCTCCTCTTTGGTCATGTAACTACGGAAAGCTTTCCACCGTATTTCTGCGTGCGTACGCGCGGGGCTCCATTTGAAGTCTTTCCAATGAGTGTAGATGATGTCTACCCATTCATCTTTTACGTACTCCTCCTGCTGCGGTGGAACTGGTGGAACCAGTTCTTGCCCTGTAGTGGGATGGGTCACCTGAGGGGACCCGGTCCCCTGGACATCACGTTTATCAATGACACAGTCGTATTTGACGCGACCATTCCCCATTCCAGGTATGAGCCGGTCTGACATGGCTTGCTCGAGGACTGACTTAATGTCATTTCCTGGGTCTTGGATATCTTGGTTTAACATCCGTTGCAGGATTTCGCTTGCCACGCGGGCAGTGTCATCATTCGCATCTGCGAATGTGCGATCTACTTCAGCCTTAGGCAAATTGCCAAAGACGATACTTTGGAGGGTGACAATATTGGCATAGAAGAGATTGAGTTGCTCGTCAATGACCCGGTCATCCTTGAGCCCAATTTCCCCTAGGAAAATTTTAAAGACCTTGTCCGCCGCTTTATGGAATTTCTCTGTCTGCGGCTTAGCGGCCGCAAACTCATCCTTCCAGCGGTCTGCCCAACCTTGTGGGGTATCCGCATAGGTCTTAGATTGGACATTCTTGGCCATTAAACTCTACTCCGGGCTCTGGCCCCTGAATTCCTGTGCGCCCAAAGATCTTCAAGGCAAATCTTAGGGGATTGTATCACTAAAGGTTCTTGTCTGGGGATGATAATTTTCGCTTGTGTGAAGTCCCTGACTCCGAGGGCAAAATAACGGAAGCCATCGGCTCCGTGGCTGGCCCAGTCGTGAGCGGGGTCGTCTGCAAAGGACTTGGTGAGTTCATCCCATCGTCTTTTATAGGCACGGAGGGCTTCGACTCCAGGTTCACACTTCGTATGGAACCAGCAATCTGGCAAGATCTTGCGTACCGCGTCAATACCATGCTGGACTGCGAGTCTCGGTGACAATCGCAATAACGGGGCTCCGGGGTCCCATCGAACAAACTTCCCTTGGCTATCGAAATCCATGAGCTGTTCAATAGTCGACCGCTCAGTCGACAGAGTTTTGGCTTTGGCGTCGTGAGGGACCCACCAGGTTTCATACTTATATGGTTTATTGGCGACGAGGTCTGCATAAAAGGCTACTCCCTGAGAGTGACTTTCTTCATAGTCGATAAGAGCATAGCCCCCAGGCCGGGTCTGATAGAACCACAGGGCGGTGGAATCCGTCCGTCCCAAGTCGGAAAAAATACCGACTGGTAGATTGGGGTCCCACTCAGCAGTGTCCGAATAGATATGATCATTCTGTTGCAGCTCGGCGATATTCTTAGCATAGTAGGTTCCTTTGACTGCAGCGTCGGGATTACACTCATATTCCTGCTGCCACTCCTCTTCATCTGTCTCAGCTCTTACGGCATCAAATTCGTCTTTGGTGTAGATTGTAGATTTAGAGGCTGGGAGGATGTATGAGAACCAGTTTTTTCTGAAGTACTCTGGATTCTCACCATCAAGAAGAGATCTGCCACATGCTCTCTCATAGATTTTCCAGAAATGGTTCCTTCCTTTGAAGGTTCCAATAAAGACTGCCCATCCTTTGCGGTCCATGAGAGTGGGGAGTAGGATTTGCCCCCAGATAATGGGTGACATATCCCCATACTCATCGACAATAACTCCGTCAAGATAGATACCTCGAAAGGACTCAGGGTTATCGGCACCGTATATTCTAACTCTTGCTTGGTTGTGAGCGAGTGTGACTGATAATTCCGATTCTGAAACTTTCGATGTAATGCCGTCAGTATACCGGCGAAGGTAGGTCCATCCGAGGTCCTTGGCCTGATTTCTGAAGGGGGCGATATAGGCATATCTGGCATCCTGCTTTTTAGTATAGATGGCTCGAGCCACTGCCTCGTTAATGCTGGCGACGGTCTTACCGCCTCGACGATGGACGACCATACAGGCGAAACGTTGGCTTCTGAGATGGAATGGAAGAAACTGGTCTCGGGGGGTGTATTTGACCCTATAAATCCCTTCATCAATTTCCTCCTGCGCTGTCTTCCTGAGAGCGTTGCTCTGCATTCTGGGGAACCTCCTCGAACTCTATATCGGTGATATCACCATCGAGAGCTGTAGGAGGGATACTCGGAGCGAGTATCCGGATATTATGGTTGATATTCCTTGCTTTCTCGGCTTGCTCAAGGCGTGCTTGGAGACGATACAACTCCCAGGGGTTCTCATCCCCTTCGATGGCGAGGCGAGGGACCCCGCCTATCAATTCTGAGGCCGCCCTGACCCGGTCCAGCATTGACTCCTTGCGTTTTGGGTTTGTGACCCTTCTTTTGACTTCCCTGCCCCTGGCGAAGATAGCTCTCTCACTGAGATAAGAGTTGTCTTCCATGGGTTCGAGGTTTTCAAGGGGGACAAGATCCATAGTGGCTCACTATACGCTCGCGTACGTAGGAGTACAAGGTCAAAATTACACTCATAGGGGTGGGTACTTGGAAATTACCCTGCAATAGAGTGCACCAAAAACTCTTAGAATCTTACGTGGGGGAGGGGTAGTCGTTTTTGGAGTTTTGTTTTTAAGAGTCATCCGGGGGTACCAAGCATCCATGCTAAGGCATCAGTTGCCTATGCAATCATTGCGTAGGCAATCGTCATATGGTGGGTCATATAGGCGGCAGCCAGCGCGCTACTCAATGCCTAAAGGTGTATATCCATACAGCTTTTACCCAGCTGCACCACTGTGCACCATCTGCACCACTGCCAAACCCACACCTATAAAAAAGATTATGTTAATACCTGTAATGTACACAACTACACTGGTGCAGTGGTGCAAAGAGTAATATGTGCAATAAAAACAACAACTTCCGTTGTACCACTGCACTGGTGCATCAGTGGTGCAGCACTGGTGCAGATGCTGCAATGCAGCAACGACGGTCGTAAAAATGGGCAGCCTCGTGGCTGCCCATGTTACCAGATAGTAACTACTTACTTGCTTTCCACTGGCTGCAACCAGTGGTTGCGGACTGCGTACCGGGCAAAACCCTTGTCGTTCTGCGCCACGCAAACAGCCTGGATAGCTGCCATGCTCAAGGGTCCATCCTTAAGCGCCGCACACACCGCGAGGTAAGTACCTGCGGTCCCGCCAGTCCCGTGCTTGGTCCCCTCGTTAAGCCCATTGCGGGGCAGCTTGCCGAGGTTATACAGCGCCACAGGAGCAGTGGGTTTGCCCAGCAACACCATCGTGGTTGGCTGCAAAGGGGCTATTGCCTGGGTCGCAGCGGGCACACTCTTACCGGTTTCTTTCTTAGCCATTTTCGTACACCTTGTTTCTAACACCAACACCTTGTTGGCCCGGTCTATACTACGCCCATCCATGCAGAAAACAAGTACCTCTGGAAAAATATTTAGTCGGTCGTTTACAACGACCGGCCATATCCCTGTTCATAACCTGTGCGTAACTCGTAGGTAAGGCGATCGCACCCTAACCCATACCTATACAGAGGGTACCATTAGCTACGCCCATAAACGATTAGCAGTAATCGTGCCAGAAATATGCTACCCTAGTAAACTTAATATTCACCCAAGCAGCACAGTTCATGCTAGAGTTTAGCATCCAAATAAGGAGTTTCGCACATGCTAACAGTCCATCAAGCTAAATGTTAATACGCCACTGCTCTGCGCACAGGGTCGCACAAAGCCTACTTAATCGCACTGCGCAATCTGTGGGTTGCGCAAGGCGTAATCTTTGGTCCGTGGCTGGCGGCAGCCATCGCAGCGCAGCAATAAAAATCGCACTGCAACATTTCCTGTTGCAGTGCGCCATATTTTACTCGGCGTTATGTAAAATCGTCAGCCAGACGCCAGCGATAATCATTATGGCCCAAAAACTCATTGAGTCCTACTCAATCTCGTTGAGAGTTCTTTAGTGATAGCTGCAATGACCTCATCATGTGGAGTATTCGCCTTGAGTCCCAACCAAAGAGCCGCTCGCTTACGAGCACTCCGCCCTGAGGAATGCTTCATACCCACCTTTTCACAACGAATGGCAGCACGTAGCTGAATGAGACTAAAGGTCATAATTTCTGGCATCATGATATGAGATCCTTGAGATTTTTGACTACATCGCTCCAGTAAGCAACCCCTTGTGGGGTTTCCAGCCAAACAAATGCATCATTAAGAAGTCTGATTATTTCCTCCACATCGTCCTCATACAGCCTAAGCGCGATGTAATTAGCCCTAGTTCGTTGAGTTGGTTGACAGATACTGCAATCGCAGGTATCTGCATGAGGTGCGCCAGGTCCAGCGTTCATGGTTTTCCACCCTCGCCATGGTCAAGATTTGACAGAAATCGGGTTATTTCTTCTGTGCAAGCAAGGAGCACAACGCATTGAATTCGCTCAGCAGAAGCATCTGCAAACGTACGTTCAGCCATCACTGCTTCTTCGATGCCTTTCAAAGAATCAACCGCCAGTTTTATGTTTCGGGGGCTCATTTTATCACCCGGTACTGCGTCGCCCTATTGGCCTTCTTGGCCTGGTTGATGGACTTGTACACGGTCTGCTCTTTTGCAATTTCCGTGTGCACCACCTCAGAACGAATAACTCGCATAATGCGAGTATCCAGGTGGGTTTCCATTTCGTTGCAGTGCTGACACGGAGCTTCACTCGTATCAACACGCACCACACAAATCAGCTTCCCTTTACGGAAGCTCTGCTTTACGTCTATCATGGTATTCAACCTTATAAGTGGGCGGGGTGCCCACCCTTAAGAGTATACCCTATTCAGCCCTCGAGGGCAATTTTATACCATCTTTTTCTTATCCCCATAGGGCCAGAGCCTTGAAAATTAATCGCACCGAGTTTGCGAAGAATGCCACTAATTTCGCGAGTGATATTACTGTTCTTAATTTCTTTTTCCATATCTAATCGCTGAAGGATACCTGGCATAGATAGCCATAAGAATCCATCTTTAATGGATGTAGCTTGTTTAGCAATCTTTTCAGTTTCAATGTAATTGAGTATCATATCCTCAATTGCATTGGGAACCA